TCTGGTAAAGTAACCGTTTGTGGTACTTCATTTGGTGACATACTTAAAAAGTCACCCACGTCTGATCCTGTCATGGTATATACCCTCCTATTTTGACATTGATTTTGACAACTTCTTCTTTGCGTTTCCTTGAATTGCATCAAACAATTTTGCAAGATCAAGTTCTGTATTAGGTTCTAATATATCTAATGCAGGAACTTTAAGATCCATTCTATGATCTGATACAGTTCTCAGTGATCGCTCTGTGCCTTTGCTAGAACTCTTAGTGTCCACTCTACAAACACAGTTAAAGTATCGACCCAATTTTGTAGATAGCTTTGAGCCAACACTAGTTGGATATGATTTACTCACACCCAAATCTCCTTCCATGTATTGCATGTGTGTTGTCACCACAACATTACACGGAACTTCCGAACCAGTTATATATTGAATGAGGTGTTGCACATCTCGTGCCGCTGTTCCCCACTCTGGTTGAGAAGGTTGATCTGTTGGTTTCTTGTTATTAAAAACTAATGCACTACGTAATGCAGACTCTCCCATAAGGGTGAGACTGTCTATCACAAGCACATCATCTTTAGTCCAAGTCTTAACAGAACCAAAATCTTCAGTACCGTCTTTCCAATTAGCAATTAAATTTGCCCCCTTTCTAAAAGCTTGGGCTTGTCCAATTGGATCTTTAAGTGTCACATAAGACACACGACTTACTGCTTCTGGTGTTAGTAAGTCTGGTAATATAGATAGACCATCGTCATAATCTAATATGCGAAGGTTCTTTCCTGCGTTAGCTAATGAAGCTAGTGCCGCAGTTTTACCAGATCCACTGTCGCCTACCAGTAATAGTTTAGTTACATCTGTTGATGCATGTTGTTTAATGTTTGCCATATTCATCTCCTATTTTTGTATTATATCAAAATTTTTTAAATCCGTCAATAGTTTTTTTAAACACCACAAGCTCCTTCACATTCGTTGTTAAAAAAATCCATTTGTGTTTCGTCTCCCAAGTCTAGTTCTTTCATAGGAACTCTGGCAGCATTTAAAAACAACTCATCATTTTCGTTTCTTGATTTGTTTCTAATAAACTCATCCAGCGCAACAACCTCATCCCATTCAATCTTATTAGATTTAATTTCTCTCCACTCAACAATTGAATGAAACGGACAATAGGTGCAAGCTGATCTTGGAGGCTTTGGATATCCTTGTTCTTTCATCCAATCTAAACAATCTTGCCTAGTCATATTAAGATCAATTAAAGGATAAACATTTGTGACATACGACAATTTATTTATTCTCATTCGCATGGATTCATCTTTGCTTATGCCCATAATCATCTCAACTTCTGTGCCTTTTTTTCTTCGTTCACCTGGCTTTAATCCTAACAGTTGTCGCATTTTTTTAATCACAACATCTACTTTATAATGTCTAGTACATTGTCTTTGAGATAAGCCCTTTTTTCCTGTGACTTTATCTTTTGTAAATACGGGGATTATTGAAAATTTATGGCTAATAAGTCTGCTCATTGTAGCTTGTTTCAAATCACCTTTACTTTCAACATATATAGGAAAGGATAATTGTGATCTTAACCAATCCAACCACTCCATCACAGCCTTTGGTTCGTTCTGTGTATCCGCAAATACTGCCACATCTGCCTTTTCAATCAAACCTTTTTCCATCATCAGTGCAACTGTGCTACTTTGAACACCAGCACCAAGACTAAGAACACGTAAATCAACCATACATTTATTTATTTCGTATAGATTTAATTGCTTCCATTTGACTAACCATACTCCCATATACAGGAGAAGATAATCTTCCCCCCAAATATACAAGGTATCTATGTCGAATGTTTCTGTCTTTATTTAGTTTACAGAATTCTTTGTATTCCATTTGATGAGCCTCAAGTTCTTGTTTAAATCTAAAATTATCATCTGCTAAATATTTTTCCCACCATCCTTCAATGTCATCGCCTTGTTGTTTTTTGTGTACCTCTTCATGAGCGACAAGTTCTGGGCCAAGTTCTCCACCACCAGGATTATAAATAATATCTCCCCATGCAAATATTTCTCTGCCCGATAAGGTAAACTTTTCTTTTATCTTATCATAGATGGGTGGAAACTCTTTAACTATTTTCATTTTATTCTTTTAAAAAGTAATCTCCACATCCAAGATCTGAATATAGAAACACAAGTAAATACCATAGCAATTCCTGCACTATCAGTTAAGGTAGGATACAAACCAAACAAAGGAAGCACAAGTAATTGTAAAAAAGTAGCCAATAAAAATCCACTACCAACATCTATAAAACTTTCTATTAAACTTCTCATGTGTCCTCATCTATTTTTTTATGGATTGATGCGAATACTTTCCGCCCCTCTTCTTTAGTATATTCTTTCATCTTATAAATTCTATGTTCTCTATTTGTCCAACGCAACCACTTATCAAAGTTCTGTTCGTAACTAACATCATCATTATAAATAAATTTTTCGTCTTGTCCTATATGAAATGTCATTGGTTTTTTTCTTTTTAAAAATTTACAAGAAAAATTATACCACTCCCAACGTAATAAAAAATTATTCATATCAACAATCCTACTATAAATATAGCTATAAAACAAAACAAGTAAATTGCTATGTTAACTATTATACTTTCTATTTTTCTATTCATTCTCCAACTCCACTTCTACTTCCATATCTTTTGGAAATTCAATTACATTATCTTCTTTAATTTTAAGATCTTTATGTATGTCTGTTTCAAATTCTGAATCAATAATCATTGGCCTACGTGAAGGTGCTTCAGTACACACATCTCTATATTTACAACCACCATAATTCCCACAAGCAGTAAAATCTGCAGGATAGTATTGTGTTTTAGCATACTCATTTGCTAAATGCATTTTATGTAAAGCATCTAGATACCATTCATCAAGCACTTCATCATTAACTTTGAAGACTGCTCTATCAAATCTAGAAAAATTTACACCAGTTTGCACTGCATCTACAATGAATCCTGCAATAGGTAATTTTAATACTCTACGTGCCGCCCATATATATGCATACACTTGATTGTTTGGCATGAAGTTTGCAAAATAATAAGAAGTTAATCCTGCTTTAGTTGTCTTGGTATCTACAACATATAACTCATCTTCTAATTCAACAACCTTATCTATACGTCCAGAAAATCTTTCTTCAGAATCTAAACCAAACGGCACTTCAAATCTTTGTTCTAATGCAGGCTCACCATTGGGCATTGTTGCTACTTTTATTACATCATCCCAATATTCTTCTGCTCTCCATACAATTGCACGGAGAGTTGCTTCCAAACCTCTGGCTTTATCTTCTGATTTTAAAAGCTCTTCCCCAAATTCTAACAAAACTATTTTAATAGCTTCTTGTATAGACTCGTCTTTTGTTTTACCATAAAATTTTCCACGATCCAATACTTCAAATCCAACATGAACCGCTGAACCAAAACCTGTAGCTGAAGAATAAATTTTAGATTTATAACCTAAAATATTTTGGTAGTTATAATAACGGGGGCACGATGAGAATGCAGATAAGCTTGAAGTATCCCATACCATTTGCTTTGCTTTCCCATTACCTAACCACACATACTTAGGAAAGTGTGGTGTTTCTATATACCCTATTCCGTCATCCATATTATTTATTTTCCTCTACAGAATCTTTATTTTGTTTAATAGTTTTATTCACTAGTAGTTCTTCTTCTTCCTTTTCCACATGCCATGCATTCATATTCAAAGCAACTGTTCTTCTCTCACCTTCTCCTCTAAAAGGAAAGACTGTGTGTTGTAACCACACTGGAAAGAAATACACTCTTCCTACTTTAGGTTGTAAGGTAAGCGAGTGAGGTGGTCGCAGTCGTGAAGCATCCATTGATGATGTGTTGCCGTAGTTAAACATTATATAACCGTCGCTACAGCCAGAAGAATCAAATAAAGTGTACCCTGCTTCATTAGGATCGGGTTGTTTTGTTATTTGTTCTGGTACTTTAGTCCAAGTAGTTGCCGCTAGTCCTGTTAAAGTTTTACAACTATGGTCATGTAGTGGATTATAATCTCCTTCATAACTGTGTACTGACCACATTGCATCTACTGACACACTCATTGCTTCTGGATAAAGCTTATTGGTTCCTGTTCTTTCCTTGAAGTAATGTATATATTTATGTCCAAGTTGGCACATCAAATGAGAAAACTTTTTAACTCTATCATCTCTATGATCCATTGTTAATTGTTGTCCTCCTTGTATTTGCCCAACTAAAGTAGGAGCATGTGAAATCCGCCCCTCTTTTTCTACAAGATTATCTAGGTAATGATTTAAATCTGATACCATAAACGCAGGAAGCTCTGCTTCCATTAACCAAAACGAAGGAAGAGTGTGCATTTTAAGGTCTACTTTAATTCCATCACTCATCTTCGTTTACCCTGTCCTCTGTATTTTTTAAAGCTTCTACGCTTGTGTTTATTTTTAGGACGACTTCTTAAGCTGTGTCCTATGCTTGTTCTTTTCTTCGGGCCTGGCTCATGTGAACTGTATGCCCTATATTTTCTCGCCATAGTTTATTCCTCCATTTGTAAAATTAAAAAACATATTATTAATATCAGTATAGCCTTATCTATTTTGTGTGGCGATGGGTTTAGATTCCACCCCATCATACATCTTTCAGAATCATAGAGAGCGGGTCTTGATCAAACTGTTTTGGTTTTGTTCTCGCCGCTTTTGCTGTTATTCTTTTACCAGAT